TTTAGGAACCTCGCTCATCGCCGCGCCTGAGGCGTGGATCATGAAACTCCCTGACGAGTCGCGCGGCAAGGAAGTCGGCACGGTCACGTGGGAGTTCGAGCTCGCTAACGCGGAACGCCACGTCGGCTCGTGACATCGCGAGCGCGGCGAGCCGCATCAACAAGAAGGAAGGGAACATGGAGACGACAGAATTTGAAGTAGACGGGGACCAATACCGGCTGACATCGTTTGGCGCGCGCGAGGGCAACCGTGTCCTTACGCGCGCCATTGGCGTTTTTGGTGGGAGCATCCCTGGGATGGACAAAGGTCAGAGCAGCGAGGGGGCGACGATGCAGGTCCTGGCAGCAGCGCTACGCAACCTCGACGGGGATACGCTCGATGAGATCTGCATGGCCTTCGCGAAGAAGTGCGAGGTCCAGAAAGACAAGGGGCTGGTCTCACTCGGAGCGAACAACGGAGCGGTGTTCGACGTGCACTTCTCCCGACGGCATCTTTCGATGATCAAGTGGTTGGTGCAGTGCTTCACGTTCCAGTACTCTGATTTTTTACACGTATTCAGCGGTATCGACCTTTCAAGCCTCGAGGCGAAGGAACCGTCCGAGTAAACGTCCCGGGCGAGCTTGACTGGTTCATCTGGCGCGTGGCCACCTCACCACGCATCACCGATACCGTGCTGGACATCGAGGAGCGCTGGACGCTCTCAAGACTCTTGGAAGCGCACATGGCGCTCGATGTGCACGACGAAATGGAATGGAAGGCTAGCAAACCAAAAAAGTAGATGGCCCTTCGAGACATCCTGGCTCAGTTCGGCGTCAAGGTTGACGACTCCCAACTGAAGAAGGCTGACAAATCAATCTCCTCCACGATCGGCGGGCTCAGGCAACTGGGCGCGGTGATCGCTGGAGCGGCCGTCGTGCAAGGGGTGCGCGGGTTTATTGACAACATCCGCAACATGGGTGACGAGCTCGACAAGAGCTCACGTCAGCTTGGGATATCCGCCAAGGATCTTCAGGAGTACCGGCACGCAGCAAATCTCTCCGGAGTGGGGTCGGAGAAGTTCACTCAGTCGCTCCGCTTGCTCCAGAAGAATCTGGACATGGCCGCCGACGGCGGCAAGACGCAAGCGGACCTGTTCAAGCGTTTGGGCATCGAGGTCAGGGGCGCGGATGACCAGGTGCGCTCCGTCACGGACGTTCTGCCGCAGCTTGCCGAGGGGCTAAACTCGAACCGCAACGCAACCGAGCGAACGGGCCTAGCCTTCCAGCTACTGGGGCGCTCGGGAGCTCTGCTGTTGCCGATGTTCGAGCAGGGCGCCGAAGGTCTTGCGGCCATGCGCAAAGAGGCCGAAGAGCTCGGTGGCGGGCTTGAACAGGACGCCATCAGCAAGGCCGCCGAGCTCACCGATACGCTGGCGCGCTGGGACTTTGCGATGCTCAGCATCAAGAGCCGGATCGCCACCGCCATTCTTCCGATCATTGATCGGGCCGCGGTCAGGATAACGAAATGGACGGTCGCCATCCAAAAGGCGATCAAGGGAACAACGATCCTGGAGACCGGACTCAAGGTGCTCGGGGCAGCGGGAGCCCTGGCGGCTGCGAAGATCCTCAAAGCGTTCGCTCCACTATTTCTCAAGTTTGCTATCTGGGCGGCCATCATTGCCCTGATAGTGGTAGCGGTCGACGACCTGATCGTCACATTCGAGGGCGGAGACTCGGCGACGCGCCGGTTCATCGACGGCCTGTTTGGCGAGGGCACTACCGAAAAGATCGTCGACAACATCAAGCTCATCACCGAAGACGTGACGAAGCTGGTAGATCTGCTCGACAGAGAGCGGCCCCGGGTCAACAAGTTTCTGACCGAGCTAGCGGCGGACGGGTTCAAGTGGACGCCGCCGGGCATGGTGGTGTCCGGCATTGATGAGATGATCGAACGCCTCGGTCTGTTTGGCGGCAAGTCCGACACCGTGTTCTCCAAGGTCAAGTCGGGGTTCGGCTCTGTCATCGACTTCATGACTCAGGGTTGGGTCGAGAATCTGGACTTCCAGCTGAGCCTTCTGACCGGGCACGAGTCCAGGCTCGTTCAGCGTTGGCGCGGAATCGCTGATCGTATCACAGCAGTGTGGGACGACCTGCTCAACAAGTGGAATGCGCTTTGGGCAAAGGCGTCCTACCCGATCGCGGCACTGCAAACGGCAGTGGAGCTGGCATTCGATATCATCCGTGCCTTGGCCGAGGCGACAGCGAAGGCTGTCTACCTGGCGTTCAAGCCGCAACTCGATCTGGCGTCGGCTGCATTTCGACTGCTCAAAGCGGCCGCGTCGGACGCCTGGAACAACATCAAGTCCGGAGCAAAGTCCGCGGCAGGCTTCGTGGGCGACGTGTTCGCGTCGGCCATTGACGGTGTCGCGAGCATCTTCACCGGTCTGTGGGAGACCATCGCTAGCGGGTTTCAGTCGGTCTTCGACAAGATCAAGGGGCTTGTGGACCACCCGGTGCTCGGGAAATTCGTCAAGGGCCTTCTCGCGACTGGGCCCGCTGTCGAGGTCGGAGAACGGTTCGAACGCAACCGTCAAGCCGTTCAGCAAGCAGGAACCGCGAGAACACAGAACGTCAACGCTCCGAGCAACAACGTGACCAACGTCAATGTCACGGTTCCCCCGGGAACGACCGGCGCCATCGCACACGAAACAGCAAGAAGGACTAGCCGCGCAGTGGGCCAGTCCACAGCGGCACAGCGCAGCGCCGTCGCGTTCGAGGCGCCCTGATGGCGAGCAACACCCACGTCTTCTACGAAGACGACGCCGGCATGGCGCACGAGCTGTTCTTCGACGTTATCAGCCTTGAGAACCACGACCTGGTCAGTACGGTAACCGAGCATCCGGTGGAGACCGGGAGCAACATTTCCGATCATACCTTGCCCGAGCCCCAGCGGTTTACGTTGGAGGGATACATCTCCGACACGCCGATCTGGTCGAACCCAGGGATCAATGATGATCGGGGGCTTCAACCGGACATCGGGGGCGCTGAATCCGTCGAGCTCCCGACGCGGACTCACCGCTACGCTGACGGAACCCGAAACCAACGCCTCAACCCCCCCAAGCGCCCCGTGACCATTCCGCTCGGGCCAGGTGCGGTGGTGGCGGGAGCCAAGGCGCTGTTCGGGGCACTGACGGACTCTGGGCACTCAGCGACGCTGGCACGCTACGTGGAGCGATCACAGCGCCACCGAGCCTGGGTGCTGACAATCCCTGACTTCGAGTCTCGCTTCGTTGGTACTTATGAGGCGCTCCGAGACATCTGGGAAAACTCGCGGGTGGTCGGCATTGTCACGAGCATGGACAACCACGTGTCCTGTGCAATGGAGCGCGCCGCGGCCGTCCGCCGAAGAGAGGACGGGAACGGCGCCACCTTCACAATCGAACTCAAAGAGGTCCGCTTCGTTGCGAGCGAAACGGTCACGGCTCCGGTTCCAGCGGAAGCACTCGCGCAGCCCCACAAGTCGACGGGCAGCAAGGCTTCTGAGGTCAGCAAGAACATCGAGGGCAAGAACGAAAAGCTTCTACAGTCCTTTGCCGCCAAGGGTCTCGACGCGCTCAAGGGTGGAGGCGCTGAAGAGTTTCTCAGTAACTTCGGGATCGATACGGGTGGACTGTTCTGATGGCCGAGCCTCTCGTTATCCCAAACTCACCCGGGGACGCTAACTACACTCAACGCACCCGACTGGATGGACGGGACTACCTGTTCACGTTCCTCTGGAACCAACGGGAAGCGCGCTGGTACTTCAACCTCTTGGATGAGGAAAACGTTCTGATCGCGGCGAGCGTGAAGGTCATCTGCGACATCGCGCTGCTGCGGTTCTATGAGTTCGATCCACGCACACCTCCCGGCGTCTTGATCGCCATGGATCTAACGGATGACAACTCCCCCCCCGGGTTCGATGAACTGGGGATTGGGCGCCGCGTCGAGCTAACGTACTACCCGGCGACCGAGCTCTAGATGTTCCAATTCCACAACCGAGCGAAAGAGTAGCCGCTCCGGACGGCGCTCGCAAGAACTATGGCGCTCCTTCGCAACCGGCATATCGAATGCACGGTGAACACAACCAAGCTCGCCGGCCACCGCGTGGCCTTCTCGGTCGAAAAGACGATCAAGGAAGAACCAAACACCTGCGAGCTCCAGATCTGGAACCTGAACTCAGACCAGCGCTCTGAGTTCGAAGAGCTCGAACCGAAAAAGGAAGCGCCCCGCGGCATCCCCGTCCGCATCGAAGCGGGGTACGAAGACCAGTCCTCGCTCATCTGGATCGGAGATTTGAGGACCGTCGACAGCGTCAAGGACGGGGCGGATTGGGTCACGACTTTCCGCTCGGGCGACGGAGAGAAAGCCTACCAGACCGCACGCATCGGTCAGAGCTTCGGGCCGAGAACCTCTCTCCCCACAGCCCTTCGCGCCATTGCGGATGCCCTGGGGATTGGTCACGGAAATCTCGCCAAGGTGGCCCTGGCGCTCAAGCAAACCGGCGCAACATCGGTCTTCACTCACGGCAAGGTGCTGAGCGGATCTGCGGCTCAGGCCATGACGGACTTCGCGCGCTCGGCCGACTTGGAGTGGTCGATTCAGGACGGCGCGCTTCAGCTGGTGGACAGAGGGAAGGCGCTTGCGGGGCTGGCGATTAGGTTGACCTCAGACACGGGCATGATCGACTCACCAACGGTCGACAACAAGGGCGTGCTGACCGTCACCATGCTGATGATCCCTGACGTGCGCCCCGGTTCGTTGCTGGTGCTCGACTCGCAGCGGATCAAGGGGAACTACCGAATCGAGAAGGCCAACTGGTTCGGAGATACGCACGGCAACGAATGGTTTATCCAAGCTGAGTGCTCCAGGTATTAGAATGGCCGGCGAACCTACCCCCCAAGCGGTCATCAAGGCCGCGATCGACTCGGCCCTACTCGAGCTGCACACCGCGATCCCGGCGCGCGTGGAGAAGTTCGACGATGCGGCCAACACGGTCGACGCCCTGCCCGTCATCAAGCGACGCGTTCCGTCCCGGAGCGAAGGCACCATCGCCGAGAAGCTTCCGACCATCTACGACGTTCCGGTGGCGTGGCCCGGGTCGGGTAGTGCCTGGATGAAGTGGGAGATCCCGAAGGGCTCCACCGTCCTGCTCATCT